CTCGTCCAAGGCAGACCTACACACCCCTACCTTCACAGGCACTCCAGCGGCTTCTACGGCCTCTGCAGGGACCAGCACTACTCAGATAGCTACCACGGCCTTTGTGACCACTGCTATAGCGGCTGCTACGGCTGCTCTAGTACCTGCTGGTATGATCATGATCTGGTCTGGCTCAGTGGGTTCTGTGCCTTCTGGATGGGTGCTCTGTAACGGCTCTAATAGCACTCCAGACCTACGGGATAAGTTTGTTATAGGTGCTGGTACGTCTTATGCTGTAGCTGCTACTGGTGGCTCTGCTAACGCTATTGTGGTCAGCCATACTCACACTGCTACATCTACTGTAACAGACCCAGGCCACACACATAATGTTTTAAATACTAGAGGCGGCAACCCAGACGGAGGAGCACCTTATATTGCTGGTGCAACAATTGCTGCTAATAGTGACCCAACATCTACAGCAACAACTGGTATCACGGTTGCAACATCTGTTAGCACAACAGGCTCGTCAGGCAACAACGCTAACCTGCCACCGTACTATGCTCTTTGCTACATTATGAAGACATGATCACACATCATTTCTCAGATAACTTATACGCTAAAGAAACTGTATTTCCAAAAGGAACACAGATTATTCAACATAAACACAAGTATGATCATCTGTCCATACTTGCTAAAGGTAAAGTAAAAGTTGTAATAGATGATGACGTTTTAGATATTGAAGCGCCTTACTGTTTTAATATCAAAGCTGATAAACATCATGGTATCTTAGCATTAGAGGATTGTGTTTGGTACTGTATTCATTCTACGGATGAGACAGATGTTAATAAAATTGATGAAGTTTTAATTAAGGAGTAGTATTATGCCTGCATTTATTGCCGCTGGCGCAAGTGTACTTGGTGGTTACTTATCTGGGAAGTCTGCTGAAAAAGCTGCTCGGACAAGTGCTAATGCACAATTAGAAGCAGCTAGGATAGCCGCTGAAGAGCAGAGATTCAGACCAGTAGGAATGTCTACTAGGTTTGGTACTTCTCAGTTTCAGTTTGGTCCTGAAGGAAGATTAACTGGTGCAAGTTATTCAGCATCTCCAGAGATTCAGGCTCTTCAGAATCGACTAGCCTCTCTATACGGAACAAGCTTAGGACAAGCAGAAGAGGCTCAAGCCTTAGGCGCTCCTCTAGGCATGGCTGGGCAAGGACTCTTTGGGTTAGGCTCTCAGTACTTAGCACAGTCTCCTGAAGCTGCTAGACAGCAGTATATGAGAGAGCAGCAGGATCTGCTTAGAGCGCCTCGGATGGAAGAAGAGCAACGATTAGCTGCCTCTGTCTTTGGTCGTGGTCGTGCTGGTCTTAATGTTGGTGCTGCTGGTCAACCAGAACTAGCTGCTCTGGCAGGTGCTCGTAGACAACAAGACTTAGCACTAGCTGCTAATGCTGAGAATGCTGCTCAACAGCGTCTTGGCTTTGGTGCTGGTCTCTTTGGTACTGGTGCTAATCTGTTAGGTACTCAATACGGATTACAGACTCAGGCATTAGGACCATTCCAGTCACAGTTTGGTCTGTCTCAGTTGCTTGAGCAAGCTGCACAACAGCCTTTGGATATTGGTGCTCAGTTGGGTGGTCGTAGTGCTACTGCTGGTGCTAATGTTGGTCAGACCCTGCTTTCTGGTGGCTTAGGTGCTGCACAGACTAGACTTGCTGGTTCCTTAGTAGGTCCGTCAGCAATGGCACAATCCCTGTCTAAGGTTAACTATAATGACTTGTTTAACAGGTTGATGGGTCCGAAAGCTGCTCCGACAGGTACAAGGTCAATGAGTGATGGAACTAGTTATTATGGTGATTACAGCGGTGATGTTTACCCAAGTTATCAAAGTTTTGAAGACACGAGCGGTGGTTATAGCCCTTACTAAAGGAAAATAGAAATGGCGATTGAAACTTTATTTGGTCCTTCTGTAGCAGATGTACAAGAACTTCGTAGACTACAGGCTGAGAAAGAGATAGCTGGCGCTGGTGGTCAGTTTGGTGTCTTTGCTCCTTTGTATCAGGCTAGTCTGAGGTTTGGTAATCAGGCTGTTCAAGGCATGAACACACTGCTTGGTGCTCAAGACCCTATGCTCAAGAAGGCTACTGATATCCAAGGTATTCTAACTCAGTATCAAGATCAAGACCTGACTGATGCTAATGTTCTAAAGAAGATTTCAAAGGATTTGTCTGGTAAAGGCTACGCTGCTGAATCTTTAAGTCTTGCTCAAGAGGCTCAACAAGCAGCTACTAAACAGGCAGCTTTAAGAAAAGCAGAACTATCAGAAGCACAGGAATTAAAACTTAGACAAGAACTTGCTGCTCTTGGTCCTGCTGCATCAGAAGACGCAGTGCTTGCAGTTGTTACTAAATATGGTTCTCCTGACAAGATCATGGCTGCTCTGTCTGCTAAACAGTCTCGTGAGGCACAACGCCAACAGCAGCGTGATATTGCTGAACAGCGTCTAGATATCCAGCGTCAAAATCTTGAATTTAAAAAGGATTTACAAAGTACTAAAGTACAGGCGCAATCAGAAAAGCAAGCTCAAGCAGCCGAGCAATCTATTAATAATCTTAAAAGAGTTATAACATCTGTTGGTGAAGCAGAAGGATTGGTAGGAAAATCAACTACTGGAGCTTTAGGCGGGGCATTAGCTATTCTACCTCAAACAGATGCTAGGAAGCTTGCTAATAAGATTACCTCTATCAAGGCTAATCTTGGTTTCCAACAGCTTGATCAAATGAGACAAGCCTCTCCAACTGGTGGTGCTCTAGGTAACGTGTCTAACCAAGAGATTAGCTTCTTACAAGCAACTGTAGAAGTCCTTGATCAACTTGAGAACCCAGAAGATATTAGACAAGCATTTGTAAAAATTAAAGAGCACTTAAGCAATTGGAAAGAAACTTTAGAAGGAAGACTACCTGCTAAGTATCAGGCTGGTGGCGGTCAAGGGGCTATTCCAACTGCTCCTACCACGGCCCCAGCTTCTACTTCCGGGTTTAAAATTATTGGCGTAAAATAAGGACTAACATGGCTCAATATACTGTTCAAGCGCCTGATGGAAAAATTATAACTTTAGAAGGCCCTGCAGGAGCTTCACAAGAAGAAATATTATCTCAGGCACAGAAACTATATGCTCAACAGGTAGCTCCGAGTGCAAAAGCACCAATGGCTGAACCGTATGACACTTCGGTTGAGTCTATGGCTGCTGGTATCGATATTCCTGTTCCCACAGAACCCATGCAGTTTAGTCCTACTGGACAGGCTGTGCGTGGTGTAATCAAAGGCGCTGTCGTAGATCCTCTAACAGGGATTGCTCAGATGGTTGGTGGGGCAGGTACTCGTCAGCAACTAGCAGAGTACGAGAAAGCCTACCAAGAGCGCAGAAAGCGTGAAGGAGCAGACGGTATTGAGTGGTCTAGGCTTGTTGGTAACGTGGCTTCTTCTATTCTTCCCGGCGGTGCTGCTGGTGCTGCTGCCAGGGCTGCTGGAGCAGGTAAGGTCTTAACAGGTACTGCCGCAGGTGCTGGTGGTGCTGCACTACTTCCAGTGACACAGACCCCTGAAGAGGCTCAAGACCCAAGTACCTTTGCACTACAGAAGCTTCGTGATGTTGGCTTCTCTGCTGCTGTTGGTGGTGCTATCTCTAAAATTGGAGCATCTCTGACTCCTGAGCTTAAAGAAGGTGTTGCAGAACAATTAGCTTTAGGTGTTAAGGTGTCTCCAGGGCAGGCATATGGAGGTGTTCCGGGATGGTTATTCCGTCAGATGGAATCTATGAAATTTGGTCCTTTTGAGAAAACTGTTCGTAACTCCTTTACACGATCTGCTGGTAATGAGGTATTAAAAAGCATTGACGCAACAGTGCCTGAGACTATTAAAGATGGTATGCAGATGTCTGGCTACATTCAGAAAACTATTCAGAACTACTACGATACTGCGTTAGAGAAGCTTGGTCGTATTGTTCCTGATAAGCAGTTTGCTGCTGATTTGCGTACCGTAGTAGCAGATAATGTATCAAGCATGACACCACGGGCTAAGAAGATATTTGAGTCTTCGATTCAGAAAGAAGTAATCGATAGGTTCGGTCTTGGTCCTGTTCCTAAAGGCGCTATAGCTCCTCTGGGCATGAAACAACTACCGTCTGCTAAAGGAATTGATCTAAAGAATATTAATAACTTTTTAAAAGAACAAGCGGAAAAGTACGGTAAGAAGACAGGGACAGATAATGAAGCTCTTGCTGCTGGCTTTGAAGATGCTTTGAATGCCTTTAGATCATATACCACAAGAGTTGATACAGATGGATTAATTGCAAAAGCTGATGATGCTTGGGCTAAACTGTATCGCTTTGCTGATGCAGCCTCCTCTGCAAAGGCTATACAGCAGTTTAAAGGCAGTTTTAGTGCTGAAGAATTGGCTCAAGCTGCCACAAGACAGGCCACTGAGCTACAAGCAGGGGCAGGTGCTGGGCCATTAGGTGAGTTTGCCCGTAAAGGTGTAAATGTACTTGGCGGTCCTCCTGATGAGCTTGGCGTTGGTTATAGGCAAGCGGTTATTGGTAGTAAACTTGCTACAGGCGTTGCCTTAGCTGCTTTTAATCCCGGACTTGCTATTCCTGTGTTAGTTGCTTCAGGTATATCATATGGTGCTGCAGCAAAACTAATGAAGAATCCGTCTGCTGCTCGTGTCGCAGTGGAGCAGGCTATTCAAAGGCTAGGCCCACAAGCTGCTGGTGCTATAATGGCCCGAGAAGAGATGAAAGCTGGTCAGATAGCTCCTTAAAGGAATAGTCCATGAGTGAACCAGTAACACAAGCTGCCAAGGCTGCTGTCTCTGGCATTAGGGAAGCTTTAGCTGTCGGTAAGGAACTTGAATCTGTTACTAAGGACATTCAAGACCTTGGTAAATCTGAGATCCGAGCCAGAGATGCCTACCGCCGTAAGCAGAAACAGAGACCATCTGATACTTCTGTCTTCTCTGCTGTCGAGGAGTGGCGAGGAGTATACGAAATCAAGAAGCTACAGGACGAACTAAAGCAGGACATAATCGAGAAGCATGGTCAGGCTGCGTGGGAAGAGGTAGAGGTTATCCAGCAGAGAATCCTTAAGGACAACAAGGATTTAACTGATGAGTTTGGTAGAGATATAAAGAAGCTTGCACTGCTCAAGTGGTACTGTTTCATGGCTGCTTTCATCCTAGTTAGTTTTGCCTACGTCATGGGCTATAAGCCTTAAGGAGTTATTATGTTATCCCTTATTTCCTCCGCAGTTGGTTTCCTAGCCTCTGGTTTACCACAGGTACTTAGCTTCTTCCAAGACAGGGCTGACAAGGCCCAAGAGCTAAAGCTTGCCCAGATGCAGACTGAACGTGAGTTAGCCCTGGCAGAGAGGGGCTTCTTAGCCCAGCAGAAGGTCGAGGAGATCAGGACAGACCAGATTGCCCTCCAGACCGATGCAGACCGACAGAGCGCCGCTTTAGACCACGACAAGGCTATCATGGCTAGGGCCTCTAACTGGGTGGTTAACCTGAATGGGATAGTACGCCCAACAGTTACCTTCATCTTTGTCCTAGAGTTAGTGATGATTAACATAGCACTGACCTACTTCCTGCTCCGTGGTGGGCTAGGTAACATGGATGTAGAACAGTTCATCGCAGCTACTGATGTCATCTTCTCTGAGGATGAGATGGCCTTACTGTCTGGAATCATTGCCTTCTGGTTTGGTTCTCGTCAGTGGGGCAAGAAGTGAAGGTAAGCAAGGCTTGCATAGAAGGTATTAAGAAGGATGAAGGAGTAAGGACAAAACCTTACCGTTGTCCAGCCCTGCTGTGGACCGTTGGTGTTGGGCACGTCATAGATCCTAACCACATAAGGACACCATTCAATGAACGCAAAGGACTTAGTATCCCTGATGGGTGGGATAGAGTTTTGTCAATGGCTGAAGTGGATAGAATCCTCGCAGAAGACTTGGCTACATTCGAGCGAGGTGTTCTTAGACTATGCCCTCAAGGACTTACCCAAGGTAGGTTCGATGCCTTGGTTAGCTTTAGCTTCAATGTGGGGCTGGGAAACCTGCAAAGATCCACGATAAGGATGAAGCACAACAGAGGCGAATACGAAGCTGCTGCTGATGCTTTCCTCGCGTGGACCAAGGCAGGTGGTAAAGAGCTTCCTGGCCTAGTTAAGCGCAGGAAGCATGAGCGAGAGATGTACTTAATCCCAACTGAAGAGGATTCTGAGGAATAAGACATCAACTACTAGGTAGTTTGTTCCCTCCTCTGGGTCTTGTACATACTCTGCTCCACACATAATACCACAGATAAAGTTTAGTTCGATCATCATATTTCACAGTGCCCCGCTACGCAGGCTAGGGTCTGCGCTCCCTCTACGTTGTCATCTTCTTCCTTAAGATTCTCCCACACAATATCCGTAGGCATCTTAGATAGAAGCTCCTCGTACTGCTCTTTAGTACACTCCTCGTATGGTGCTTGACGATAAGAGCCTCCATCCCAAGGCAGGAATGAGATACCACTAAGCTCATCGAAGTTCCTCCACACCCAAGCCCCTACGTCCATCCACTCGTCTTCCTTGACAGAGATAGTCACAGAAGGCTTGTGCTCACACCAGTGACGCTGATACATGAGCCACAGGTCTAGGTGCTGCATAGCTGTCAGATCATCACGAGTACGAGAAGACTCAGGGGCCTTCACAGGGAATGAGAAGACCGCTGTGTTGTCTGGTCTCATTACACAATCCTCTGTAGGAATACCAGAGTCTGTCAAGAACTGAGTTAGCGGGTCTTTCTTATCACCACGAACACGGCGAATATAATACTGACTATGTCGAGTATGAATACCAGAGGCGCTATTAACAAGTTGAGACACAGTGCCAGAAGGTTTAACACAAGTGATCGCAGCAGACACAGGAATTCCCAACTGTGCTGCAAACTCATTATTGGTATTAACGGAGACATCCCGTAAGTATTCAAGAGATTGCGTAGTGCTTTCACATACCCTCCCCATCCAAGGATTATCTAAGATACCAGTTAACGACACACCCAAGAGACGCTCATCCTCAGTGTTCTTCTGCCACACCTTACGCAGGTAAGGGAAGTGCGTCATAGTGCTCTGGAATGTGCCTAAGATTGTGGCGATGCGTACTTTCTTAGCCAAGTCTGCAACGGTATCCTCGGCCCGTACAACGACTTCTGTGAGGTTACAGAACTGGTAGGGTCGTAGTATGATTTCTGAACAGGGATTAGTTCCGAAGTCATAATTCTGATCACGCCTACCGTTCTTTGCAGCTTGACTCTTACTTGCCTCTCGTGAGAAGATTCCTCGCTCTCCAGAATGACTGTTGTATAGGCTTGTCCATTCTGCGAGAAACTGACCAATATCTGGTTTACAAGTGTAAGCTGCTGAGTTGTTAGCAAGTGCTCTGTGTCCATTTTGTTCCCACCAATTTCCTGATTTACAAGACCGCATACGGTCATCCTCGAGGTCCGACAAAGAAATCATTGCAGATCTTCGTACTCCACCGACAACAACAACTTCCCCGATTTTACAGAGAAGATCATGACACTCGATTGATGTAAGTTTTCTACCCACTGCTCCCCTGAACTTGGCGATAGTGAACTTAAAAAGCTCATCCAAAGGTCCTGGACCAGAGGCACGTCCTCCAAAAGTTTTGAGTCTGGCTCCTGCAGGTCGAATTCTATTAAGATCGTATTTTGCAACTTCCCCAGAGTATAGTAAAGCGATGAGTTGGCGTAGTGCTTTGGCCCACCCTTCTTTTGAATCCGCAACCGAAATAGTAGTCTGAGAATCAAACAACTGATCCGGGACTTCAGGTAATTGATCGACATATTTATGCTCCACAGAAAAGCCTACACCAGTACCACAGAGTAGGATGTACATAGCCTCGTCAAAGGCTTTAGGGTCATCGATAGGTAGGTAGCTGCAATTGTAGCCAGCAGTATTGTCACGGTCTAGAGCCTTACCAGCGGTCATGATAGCCCTCATGGATGGCATAACATCCAGGTTCTTGACAGCACTGGTAAGCTCTGCTCGTAGCTCCTCGTTAGGAGAGAACTTGTACTTCTCTTGTAAATGATTAAACATAAAGGTGAAGTATCGGTCTACTGATTCTTCCCAGTGTTCACGGCGATTCTTCTCAGGTAGGAACCGACTGTAACGGCTCTTTGCAATAAACTGTTGATAGTAATCCATTATATATTTTCCCAATTAACTAGCGACTCTAATCTGTCCGCACTGTCTTCAATAATATCGTCAAACCTTTCAACTATATCCTCTGAACGGATTGACAACTCCTCTATGAGTGTTAACTCATCCCACCTCTTCATGCGCTCCTTTATCTCTTCTAATGTTAAGGCCATATATTATACCACACTTTTCTTAGGTTTGCTACGCTTTTTACTAACTACTTTTGGCAGGTGCTCGATAGCCTTCTCCAGCCCTGTATCCCAATCAGCATAATGATCCCACCAGATAGTGGTCATACTGTCGTACCAGTAGGTCTTCTCACCGACAGGGAACCACCTCCAGCAGGCTATGTCCTCATCACCTACTAGGTTCAGGGTCTTGACACCAACACTAGCAGCGCAGTGAGCGATAGCAGAATCCACCGATATAACGGCATCGAGTGTCTGGATTTTATCTGCTGTCTCAACCCACTTAAAGCTGTCTAGGAACCCTTCTCCTACCTGCAGAGATACAAAGTCATACTCAGGGTGTCTTGCGACAAACTCATCTACTACATCTTTAGGAATCTGCTTTGCTGCCATATTCCAAGACTTGTTGTCAGTGCTGTAGAAGATACCTACCAAGGGCTTGCTACGCTTAGGAGCCACTATAGCAGGATTACGGTACAGACCCTCTGCACCAAACCACCTATCAGCAGGCTCTGCAGGTAACAGACCATGCTCCATCAGGAGATAAGGCATAGACATCATCTTGATCCTGAATGACGAAGGAGGGCAGTCACGAGGAGCCTTGCTAAACTCCAGCCTAGTATCCATCCTACGGAGTAGTGGTGCTATCTCGTCAGGGTAGACACAGAAGACATCGTTGGTAAGCTCCTTGATCATAGGGATGAATCGAGAGAACTGAAGCATATCTCCCCAACCAGCCTCTGACCAGACGATTACACTGCGTCCCTTGATGTTCTGTCCAGGCATCCAGACAGCAGCCCTATCGAAGTTATTCCTAACTCCTGGGAACTTAGCATTAGGATTCCAGAAAGCATCAGGCAGGGACCGAAGCTCGTGCAGTTTAAACCCGTTGGCCCAATCGCCTTTACGGATTAGGTTCTGCCCTTTCTTGTAGTCCCTGTCAGCGTCACTCCAGTTTATCTTTACTGTTCCAATCATAATACTTCTCACCAATCTTATCGTAGTTGTCGATCATAAACTCTAGGTAGTGCTTTGCCTTCTCAAGATCCTGCTTACCTGCTTTCTTACGATGACGCTGTACATACTTGATCACATTACAGGCCCAAGGGTCTAGCCTCCAGTCTAAGAACACATCCCAAGGTTCGATTCTAGTCTTGTAATGATCACCACCAATCTGCTTAGACTTGATGTAGTCACCTAGTGTCTTGATATCTATACTGGTAGCCCTGTCAAATGCTTGGTCTACATTGTGCAGATTGATTGGCTCAGGCACGGACCAGTCCCCACTGGGTTCTTTAAAGTATCTACGCCCAGCTTCTGTCCATTCTTTAGGACTTGCGTTATCAATGCTCATACTTCTTCCTTAAATAGTTAAGAGACACAGGCATCTCATCGAAGCTGCCGTTAGTAACCTCATGCAGCATCCAGATACCACGCCAGTACTTGTTACCTTGGCTACCTAGATAGTCCTCGTCATGCAGGTAGCAGCAGCCACTAAAGAGGCCAGTGATCTGTGAACCATCAGCACGATTAGAGTATGATATCTGCCTGTTCTGCACATGGCCCATCACTGATGACATATGCTTCTTAGCTAACAAGGCAGCAGCA